TGCCCTAGCGAAGGCTGACATTATCGAGAAAGCTGCCCGAGTGACACAAAAGCAAGAAAAAAAGAAATGACCGTAAAGGGAGAAGACATTAGACAAGCTAAGAAGTTTCTGGAAAATAAAAAATTATCTATCAAAGTTTTAAAACCAAAATTATTTGCGCTTGCCTCTCAAGAAGCAAATAAATCTTTTGAGGATACTTTAAAAGTTATTGCAAGGAAGTATGGAGAAGCTACTAATAACAATAAAAAATAAAATTAAATCACACAGGCAAGATTTAAGTGATAATCTTATAAATAAAGGTGTAGAAGATATTTCGGAGTTTAAGAGAGTTTATGGCTATAATCAAGGTCTCCTTAAAGCTATTGAAATCATAAATGAAACGAGTCAAAAATATCAAAAAGGAGAGATAGACGATGAGTAATTTTGATACTCCTACCCCTGAGAAAGTACCTCAACCTACAGGTTATCGCATACTTGTTCGACCCTTACCCGCAGTAGAAAAGACGAAAGGGGGTATTATATTAACAGATAGAAATAAAGAAGACCAGGCTTATTTAAATAGTGTTGGTCAAGTAATCGCAATGGGATCAGAATGTTATTCTGATAGAGAGAAGCCCTGGTGTAAAATTAATGATTGGGTTATCTTTGGGCGTTACGCTGGTGCAAAAATCTCTGTACAAAAAATCAAAATGGTGATAATAAATGATGATGAGATATTAGGAACCTTGGAAAGCCCAGATCTGGTATCTCGTAGCATATAACATACGTAGAGTAATCTACGCAAACATAGGAGATACTATGCCAGAAAAAGAAGTCGATATAAAAATCGATAAAGAAGAAAAAGAAGTCGAACTAGAAAAAAATCCTTTAGAAAAACTTCAAGAAGAAACTAAAGCAGAACCTGTTACAGAGGAACCTGTTAAAGAAGAAGTTATTAAAGAGGAAAAGAAAGTAGAAGCACCTAAAAAAGAAGTTCCTGCTTATTCTGATGACTTACCTTATTCAGAAAAGGTCAGAAAACGTATTGCCAAAGAAGTTGGTAAACGTTCAGACGCTGAAAGAAAAGCATTAGATTGGGAAGAGAAATATAATACCTTAGAAGGTAAAGCTCGATCAGGTTTAAAAACAGGTTTCAAGAATAATTATGAAAATGTTTCTAAACAAATGAAATCGGCTATTGATGAAGGTAATACTGAAGAACAAGTAAAACTTATGGAGAAAATGGCTGATATTCGTAGTGAAATGCATAAGCTCGAAGATGTCGATGTCTCTAAAGAAAAACCCGAAAAGAAAACTGACACTAAGCCTCTTCCACCTCTCGCTAAGGAATGGGCATCGAAAAACGCTGGTTGGTTCAATAAACCAGGACACACTAAAGCAACATCTTTGGTTTACGGTATCGATGGCGAGTTAACAGAAGAAGGATGGGATGTTCATGATCCAGGTTATTATGACGAGATCGATAAACGTCTCAAGGCGACACTACCTGGCTTTTCAGATAAAAAGGCTGTTCAAGAAGAAGAAAGTAGCGTACAATCAAAGACAACTAGAGTGCAATCTCCAGTTGCTTCAGTTTCCAGAACAAAATCTGGAAATAGCAATAGAGTAAAGCTCACTCAAGATGATTTAGATACTGCAAAGAGTTTTGGTATCGACATAAATGATGAGACGGCACTGAAACGTTTTGCTAGGGAAGTAAAAAACCTTAGTGATACAGGTCAACAATAAAGGAGCCTGCAAATATGGAAAAAACTAATAAAATAGTTAATCAAACACGAGAAGAGAAATCTACTCGTGTCGATCAGTGGCGTCCTGCTAACTTATTAGAGGCACCCCAACCGCGTGAAGGTTACGTACAACGTTGGATTGCAACTAGCATTTTAGGTCAAGAGACACCAACAAACGTTGCTAAACGTATGAGAGAAGGATGGAAACCTCGTGATCCTAAATCGGTCAAGGAACCAAACTTCGCTACGCTTGAACATGGTAAGTTTGTTGGTTATATAGGAATGGAAGGCATGGTTCTTTGTGAAATGCCTGTGGAGATGAAGAAACAACGCGATGATTTTTATCGTAAGAGAACACAAAATCTTCAGAGGTCAGTCGATCACGACTTAAACAAAGTCGAACATCCTGGAAATCCTATTCAAAAGACCTATAAGACAGAAGTTACCAGAGGCGGTATAAAAGAGTAACTAAATCACAAATAATCTAGGAGGATTATTATGGCTAATTTAGACGCGCCTCAAGGGTTTACACCCACAAGGCATTTAGCAGGTGGTGTGATCAGAACTAATGCATACGAAATTGCTAATGGCTATGCAACTTCCATCTTTACAGGAGATGGAGTTCAGTTATTAACCGATGGGACTATTTCCCTTATGGCTAATAACACTAAGCCGGTTGGCGTATTTGCGGGATGCGAGTACACGGATCAAGCCACTGGGGATGTAAAATTCCTCAAAGTCTGGACAGCTAGTACAACTATAAAGACCAATTCAGCGGTCAAAGCATATGTATATGATGATCCAGACATAATCTTTAGTATTCAATGCGACGGCACGTTTGCTAACGCAGACGTAGGCTTGAATTCTAATGTAACACTAACCGCCGGGAACACGGACTTCGGATATTCAAAACAGGAAATAACAGTCAGTACGTTTGCTGTCACTGCTACACTTCCTATAAGAATATTACGATTGATCGACGAACCCAGCAATGTTGTGGGCGCTGCAGCTAAAGTGGAAGTTTATATTAACAACCACCAGCTTCGAGCTAACACAGCAGGTATTTAGGAGGATATGAGTTATGGCTTTAAATAGAGCACAGTTTACCAAACAGCTCAATCTAGGTTTAAATACCGTGTTTGGTATGGAATACGATCGTTATCCAGAACAATGGAGAGCAATCTATTCTACAGAGCAATCAATGAAGGCTTTTGAAGAAGACGTTCAAATGATCGGCTTCGGAGAAGCTCCGACGAAGGCAGAAGGTGCAATGATTACTTACGACACTGGCCGAGAAGGCTTTGTCGCTAGGTACGTTCACGAAACAGTTGCCTTGGCATTTTCTATTACAGAAGAAGCTGAGGAAGACGGATTATACGGTTCTCTTGGTGCGAAATACGCAAGAGCATTGGCAAGATCAATGCAACACACTAAAGAGATCAAAGGTGCAAACGTCTTAAATAACGCGACTACTACATCAACAGGAGGAGACGGAGTATCTTTATTAAGTGCTTCTCATCCAACTGGAGGCGGTAGCACGCAATCTAACACTTTGGCAACAGCAGCAGATCTATCTGAAACTTCTTTAGAAACTTTGTTAATTCAAATAGCAGAAGCTAAAGACGACAGAGAAATCCCAATCGCGTTGATAGGTCAAAAATTGATCTGTCCACCTGAATTGCTATTCGTTGCTGAAAGAGTGTTAAAATCTAATCTAAGACCAGGAACGGCTGACAATGATATCAATGCTGTAAGAGCATTAGGTATGATTCCAGGCGGAGTGGTTGTCAATCAAAGACTTACTGATGCAGATCAGTGGTTTATAGGTACTGATTGTCCAGATGGAATGAAACACTTTGTTAGGGCACCAATCAAAAAAGCTGTAGAAGGCGATTTTGGTACGGGCAACTTACGTTACAAAACAAGAGAAAGATATTCTTTTGGCTTTACAGACTGGAGAGGAATCTACGGTACTGAAGGAGCAGCGTAATAAGTAATAAATAATTAGTTACTAGGCGTTTTACGACGCCTAGTAGCGACCCAGACGACTGCGCAAGCAGACTACAAGGAGGTAGACTTATGGGAACAACAACATTTTCGGGTCCAGTAAAAGCTGGAACGATAAGAGAAACAACAGGCACTACTGTAGGTTCTGATATCAAGAATGTTGGTTTTGTAGAAATGACACAATCAAAATCAATAGCCTTAACAGGAGCAAGTGCTAATACTGCAGTAGGTGTTATTCCAGCAAACTCACAAATAGTTGACGTTAAGATGGATATCATTGTTATTAATGATGATACCAACGCTGCGACTTTATCTGTGGGAACGACTGCAAATGGAACAGCATACGTTGCTGCGACAACTGCAAAAACAGTAGGAAGAACACAACCTGTCGCTGCAACACTAGTTACACTGGCAGACGTAGGAACAACAGATTCCAACGTGGTTGCTCAGTTCACAGCGACGGACGGCGATGGAACCGTTGGTGAAGGTATAGTTACAGTATCATATCTTCAGAATAACAACGTAACATAATTATAGTGAGGGCCTTCGGGCCCTCTTATAACAAAGGAATTTATGGCTAACGAAAGTACAGCATTTGGAGAGTGGTGGAGTAAAAAAGGATCAGAATGGTCCTCCAAAGCTTCAGAAATAATTAATAAGATCCCTTTGGTAGGTGAGGTTTGGGAAACAGAAGAAGAGGAAAAAGAAGCCGCTAAAGAATTTCAAACAAAGGTTACAGAAGAAGCAGATAAGACAATTGATACAGAATATAAAGAATTAAGTAAAGACGAACAAGAAGCATACGATTTAAAAAGAGTTAAAATATTTGAACAGATGAAAGCAGAAGAAGAAAAGCAAGAAGCTGAAGCAGATAAAGATTTACAAAAGAGATTAGAAGGCATACAAAAAGTTATTAATACTTTCGAGAATTTTCAAGCAGGTGAATCAGGTGGACAAATTGCGGGCTACGAAGATGTTGGTGATCCTTATGCTGGAACATCTGCTTTAAGCGATCTTAAAGAAAAGGAAAATTTGAAGTCTTTACTATCCCAAATAACAGGATATACTAACCCAATGTCAAGGGCTGTTGATCTCGAAAAGAGAATGCAGAACTTGGTTAAATATACATAGGAGAATAATATGGCAGGATCAAATATTACAGCAGTTAGATTAGCAGCAACTGGAGCAATTTCTGCAGGACCCGTTAGACTTTTCGGTTGTGTTGCACTTCCAGCAGCTACAGCAGGAACAGTCGTTTTTGATGATGGAGGAACTAATCTATTAACGATAGATACTGCAGCAGGGGTTGATAGTGGTCAAGTATGGATCTCATTTCCACAAGAAGGAATAAGATTTGCAACCAATTGTAATGCGACACTAACAAATGTTACTGTGGTTACAGCATTCTGGGGATAATCAAAAATGGCTTTATCGAATACAGCGACATTTAACTTAACTGTAAATGACGTTATACAAGAAGCATATGATAGGATCGGAGGCGATCCGATCTTAGGATACGATGTACGATCTGCTAGACGTAGCTTAAACATCTTATTCAGCGACTGGGCTAATCGAGGCTACAATCAATGGACAGTCGAGGAAAAAGATTTAACGTTGGTTCAGAGTACGATCTCGTACGATCTTCCCGCGGACACGATCGATATAGTTAATGCAAATATTAAAGAAAGTGATGGCAAATATTATGCCATGTCAAGATTAGGTCTTAATGATTATTCAGCGATTCAAAACAAGGCGACTGAGTCAAGACCGACTCAGTTTTACATGCAGCGCACGATAACACCCAAGATTTATCTCTATCCGGCCCCCGATGATTCCACGGATGTTGTAAATTATTGGAGAATCAGAAGAATCATGGACGTTACCGCACAGACTGTTAGTGGGGTAGAGCAAGATACAGATGTCCCTTCGCGTGCGCTTGAGTGTATGTGCGCGGGATTAACTTTTTTTCTAGCCCAAAAAAGAATTAATATAGATATAAACAGACGTGCCGAGTTAAAGATCGACTACGAACAAGCTTTTGAAAGACTAATAGCGGGTGACGATACTCCTTCAACTAGAATTATTCCATCAACTTCATACTATGATTGATTTTAAATATTATGCCCAATCTACCTGGACAAGGTAAAAAACCTAAAAGAGCCCCCTTTCAGAAATGGGCCTCCGGCACATTCGGACTTGCGATCTCTGATCGGAGTGGATTGGCCTTTCCCTATAATGAGATGAGATTTGAATGGACTGGATCTTTTGTTCATAATTCAGAGTGGGAACCCAAACAGCCACAACTCTCTTTAACATATTTCACAGACGCGGTAGCTTTAAAAAATGCTAGACCTCAAGCTAATCTTTCCCATACGGGAGGAGTTCCCGATCAGCTTGAGCCGATCTTTCCTCCAACAATCCCATCAGAATATAATGGTCTTGCTGAGGCAAGCACAAATGTGTTAACATCTGGAATAGGAAGTGTTACAGTCGTTATTACATGAGTGATAAAAAACCTAAAGAACCTTCTTATAAAAAAATTGGTGTTACTGTTTCTACCCCATGTTTCGGAGGCATGATCAATGAAGCTTATTTTCATGCCGTCTTAAAGACTTCTGCATTATTTGCAGAACGTAAGTGGAAGCTCTACATAAACTCGATGGGAAACGAGAGCCTCATTACACGTGCTCGTAATACTTTGGTCGCTCAATTTTTAGATACGTGTGACAAAGAACCAGAGGCACACACCCACTTAATGTTCATAGATGCGGACATAGGTTTTCCAGCTCAAGCAGTTACACGAATGATCGATTATGATAAAGATATAGTTACGGGAGTGTATCCGCGTAAGAGTATTGCTTGGGATACAGTTAAAGAAAATGCTAAAAAGGGTGATTTTGAATTAATGGA